AAGGCACGGACTATGTTCGTCATGCTGCCCTGCGGGTTCACCGTGTAGGGAGTCCACACCGCCAGGCCAGCAGTGGTGCTGGCAGGAACGATACCTGCAATGCTGCCGTTTCTTGTGTACCTGTGTAGGAGATCTCGCCAGTTGGTGATGTTCTCGCCCATAGACTCACCCTCGACCATCTTCATGTCGAGGCGGACGAACGACTTGAACTCCACGGTCTTGAACTGCTCAGGAACAGAACCGGAGGCCTGGCCGAGAACCTGGACTTGGGACTGGCCATCAGCGGCGCCATAATCCGGTTGCTTGCCGCGAAAGCCAGCGACTTGGACGGTCTTGCGCGGCTGGGCACGCGTGTCCTGAGCCTGTGAGCGCGAACGAGCGACGACCAGCTCGAAGGCATCGATGGAGCCCTGTTGAGCCTCGCGCTCCTGCGTGGTGGTCGGAAGCACGCTGGCCCAAGTGCTGGAGACCGGGAAGGCGCGGGGTCGCGAAAACACCAAATCCGGGCCTGCCGACATGAAAACATTGAAGCCGACAGTGCCAATCGAAGAATTGGTGGAGACGACAGTGCCATCAAGGGAGAGCGTAAGGAAGCCCATGGTCTGAAGCGGCAAGGAGGACCAATACGTAGACGACCCTGCGACAGGGATGATGCGACCAGTCGTCGTCCAGGGAGTGCCATTCAGGTAAGGAACGAGGAGATCGAAGACGGTGTCGCCGCGGACGTCAATGAGGACGCTGTTCAAATCGCCGTCAGACGTGGTGATGGTCGAAGGAATGGTGGCATTCTGAGGATGGACTGCAGCTCGAACCCTGAAGGTAGTGAACGGGTTGCTCACAAACTGAAGTCGGATCTTGAGGCTGCCACGCCAGTACTCGAAGAACTGTGCTACGTGGGCAGTACGGGTGGGGGCGCCGTAGTAATTCAGTGATGTGGCACCAAAGCCGCCATGCCCCACGTTCGGCGACAAGGGATAGACCGCAAAGACGGCGTCTTCTAGCGTGGTGATCGGGAAGCGGTTGGCGTCAAGCAACACTGGGTGGGCCATGTAGTTAGCAAAAACATTGTTGTCTACTGGCTCTCCCAGTGTGGTGACGTCATCCGCCACGCGATTCGCGGAGAGGAGCGCGAGCTGAGTGGCGTTTGCAAGTCCGTCCCCGGTGGCGTGGTCTGAAGCAATCTCAGGGCGCATCGGCATCGTCGCCTGGAGGGAAAGAGGCTTGTCAAAGCCCAAGGCCCCGGCTATGCCACCTATGGCACTGGAGATCAGGTTAATAGGACCAAGGATTGGGGCAGCCAGAGCGCCCAGCACAGGCACATCCATTATGCCAGCGGTGACCTCTGAAACTCGGTTGGCCACGCCACTGACAACTCCCTCTTTGGACTTGGTGGCCTGCTCAGGGGGGGGTTGCTGGTTCTTCCGACCCTTTGCCTGGACAACTCCCTTGAGAAGTGCGAACGTGTCCAGGGTTGGGCCAGCTACGCAGTAATTCACGAACCTCGCATACATGGCGACCCCCACTCCTCCCACTGAAGAAGTGGACCCGGTGGAAAGCCCGTTGACAACATGGGTCCACACGACCCCAATGCGGCCGGTGTAAAGCGCCTTGAGGTCAATCCAAGGGTAAGGCGCATGGTACCTCAGACGGAAAACAACAGTGGGAGCGGTTGTGGCTGAGACCACCACGTAGTCACCAAAGGTGCCAGAGTAGGGCAAGTACTGGACCGTGGCGTCGGTGGTTGTCGTGTCGCGGGCGTAAGAACACATGAGCGTGCCCGCGTTCATGGCCGTGGCGTTGACTCGCACGATGACCTCGACGTCACCGCGGAAGTAACGCCACTGTGACAACGTGGCGGCAACTTTGGGCTGTGAAAACAAGACGTCAGGGAAGACGAGATTGCCCTTAATGGTGCCTTGCGTGTCGGCGATGTTCCAGGTGTAGCTGGCAACCTGGTACTCACGGCCGAGCTCGGGCGGCACATTTGGTTCGTCGTAAGGATCTGAAGCTTGAATGGCCACGTCGTCACCAGCCTCTGGACGAACTGAGTCGACGAGAACAGTCTCCTCTGAAACACCAAGCTGCTGGACAATCGGTTCTGACGCAACGTCTTCCCCAATCACCATCTGGCCACCCACTTGAACAACGGGGCGCTCGGGGATTGGAGCGAGTTTGACTGGGGCTGTTATGCCGTACTTGTACCCCATCCATGCGTGTATGACCTCTGAATACTCCAGGTCGATGAGGCGCCAGGAGTGGTTGCGCAGCACATTGTTCATGAAGCGCTTAACCTCGTTGAACTTCTGGCGACTGTGGAGAGCCCACTCTCGAAGAGCAGCAGTGGCCACCTGGAATGTCAGAGTCTGCTGGTCGCCGCGCTTGTTGACCCACAGGACGGAATTGATGAGTGAGTCCTCGTCCAGTGGGCCCTTGATGTAGACCGAAGCAGTGTCACGAACAAAGCGACGCTTGAGGAAAGTGATGGTCTCTGGCTCTTGACTGGGACTAGAAACGGGCTTCTTGTCCGCCCCCGTCATGACGAAGCCAATGCGTCCTAAGCTCTGCGCCACAGAAACGGCATTGTACCACTCGACCTCTTCCGAGGCAGAGGTGACATCGTCGTCGCCGAAGTCGCTAGCACGGACAAGCTCATTGTACTCCGAAAAAGGCCTGACGTCCGAACCAACCCCTCCGAAGAAGAGCTGGTTGGAAACGTCGGCCCAGGCGTAACGTCCCAGGAGGTTCCTGACAATGGTGTTGTAGAGAGCGGTGATGGGGTGGCCGGTGAAGTTCTTTCCTTTGATGAACAGGAAGTGCTTCCCGATGCACACCTTAGCCCCGCCCAAGGTCCTGAGCAAAGCTTTGCGAATCTTGAAGGCTGTCTTGTCCTTGTCACCGACCCACTCGAGAATGATCTTGGCGGCGACTTCGTGGATCATGGGGCTGAAACTGCCATCGTAGTTCTGGGCATCGCTGTCCCAGCACCGGTAAACAGAGCGACCGGACTTGTCGGGTTCAAGGCGTAGGTAATGGTAGAGAGCAGTCCACTCAGTAGCGCTTGTCGGGTTGATACCCACCGCAGACCAGTGCTTACCATGCACTCGACACATGTTGGCCATAGGTCGGGCGAACCACTTCCGGAAGAGATACAGGAAAGGGAACGTGGCAACCCAACCGAGGCGCGTGTCGCCGTTGAGCACCTTGGTGATCGAACGGAGTTCGTCCTTGAGGAAAGCAGAGAAAATGACTTCACCGTCGAGAACGTCGTCGGGCCCTGAAAGGATGAGTTCCTCCAGGCGCGCCACGTCGTTGCGCAGCTTGGGCCCCATGTACTTGATACCATTGATCACAGCGACGAACGAGTGCTTGCCCCTGCCAGTGCCGGTATAGCCATAGCCACCAGACGTAGAGAGGTCCACGGGCTTAATGTGCTCGTCGGTGGGATGTCCATTGAGGTTCTCCTCTTCGGTAAGGGGCAGGGAAGAGCCGGGGTCTGGCAGGGTATCGAGCAAAGACGCTGCAGCGAGGTCCAAAAGCTGACGGGTCCGAGGACCATCGTCAATCTCCTGAACTTGCGTGAAGCGCTCGAGGGCTCGGTCGAGCGGGTGCTCTCTCTGGCCACCACTGTTGGTGAACCAGTCCAACTGCGCTGGCAGCCGGGTCTGAGCCCCGCCCGAAGCGATGTAGGGTCCGGAGAAGATCGATGGCTGCATGGCGGTACGATTGCTGATGAAAACTGCGTGCCCGGCAGGAACCTCCTCGACCTCAACCACCGCTGGACCAAGCTTGGGGAGCCTGGCTTCAACAACTCCGATCTCGTCACCAATGACTTCGTTGATCATCTCGCGGGTCAAGACCACACCCAACTTGGAATGGGCGAGCTTGCCAACGTGGACGAACATGAGCTTGCGTTGCATGTGGGGGTTCGCCACGGCCCCAACAGCGCCACAGCAGCCACCGTGGGTAGGGGCGTCGTAACGGAAACCACTGACAGTTGTGACCTTCTGCTCCCTCTTCTTCCCGTCCACCATGTAGCACAGGTTCGTGGAGTCTGACCTAGCATCATGACCATTGGTGTACTGGGTGCAAACCATTTCTCCCTCGGCGTTTTTGGCAAAAAGATAGCCAAAGGAGCGGTCATGGTTGAGATCGTCGTCAGACATCCAGAGGTGGTAGGTGGACTGCCGGGCAGGGAAGCTCTCAGGCAGTCTGAAGAAGGCAATGTCGTCCTTGAAGAGCCGTGTGAGGGTGATCTGCTCGAAGGAATAGGAGTACGTAGCGTTGCCGATCGTCACCTCGATGAACCAGTCTTTGTCGTTCGGGTTGACCTCCAAATGGTCATAAGCACCATCCTCAAACGAGCGAGCCAAGCCGAAGAAATGGTCGGCGGTAACGAAACAGTTGTTCTTGATGTGGCAAGCGTTGAGGTTGACCAAGCCCGCAGGATAGCCGATCTTGGCGTGGCGGATCGAAAAGTTGATCATCGCATTCGAAAGCCTATGGGCAGCGATCTCGAGGGTGGTCCGATCGTCTGCTTGAACCGCACCACGAACCGGCTTGTGTGAGCGCGGGATCTTGGGAGCGTCCGGCTTGCTGTAGCGACCATTGACTTCGACCTCTGGAACTGGTGCTGGCACACTGAGCATGGAAATACCGTAAGCGAGCAACTTCCACGCCAGAATTGACAGCGTGACAGCTCCGGCAACCTTGAAAGCAGATGCGAGGTAAGCGTGGTGGTCGCTAGCAACAGTGGCAATCGTCTGATCGAGCCTCAAGCTGAGCCATTGGAACCTGAGAGTGATGAGCTCGTAAAAGAGAATTCCTGCACAAGCTGCAGCAGGAGCCACTTCCACGGCGACAGCGACGGTTCCTTGCAGCAAATCCTTAAAGCTGCCCCAAATCCTGCGCATAAAAACCCAGCGCTGGATGGCAACGCCTGGGGTTATGTCAGTTTCCAGTTCTGGGGCCTCCTCTTGGACGGCTTCGACCTCTGCATCGTCCTTAGCTTTGCCTTTCGAGGCAGCGCGGTAAGACGCGGTGCTGTGCGTGCCGAGGGTACCATCACCAAAGGTCACCTCCTCCCTGAACTCAGCAAGGTTCTTGGTGAAGTCTTTGAAAGGGACAGCCTTGAGGGCCGTAGAACTTTGGACTTCCACGGCTGGCTCTTGCTTGACTTTTGCAACAGCAGCCATGTAGCTGTCCATGGCACTGCCAAAGTCGATGTACTCATCAGTGTTGTTGGCAGCTCCTTTCACGGCATTGCACAGATCTTCAACGTCGCTGGTGATGTGCAGCGACTGCTGCAGACTGCCGAGATACTTGGAGGTAATGAAACCAATGAGTTGCACCATGTCGACCGGCTTGTCATTGAGCGTGAACTTGTAATCGCGCCAGCTGGACCCACGCTGAAGGATCTCAACGTAGCCATCAACTCTGCGACCAAGGGCCCTGTGATCTGCCATGTTGGCGTTGACATCTAGCCTCTTGAGGTTGGTGGAAACAAAGACGGCGCCTGAGCTAAAGTAGACGTTTGACTTGTCCTCCACAGCAGACATGTCCAGGTGGAAGGGGGCATCATTCGCCATACGGATCAGGTCAGAGTTCTCTTGGGTGCGGACCTGCTCGTCGAGGTTCTGGCCGAAGTCATCGAGACAAGTCGCAAATTGGCCGTGATAGCCGTCCCAGTATTGTGACCCGTTGGCCTTGTGGAAGACTGGTTCAACGTGCGAAAACCTGGCAGCACCCTCTGTGCCGAACAGGGCCGCAAGAACTCCGGCGGAGAGGTGCTTGAGAAGCACTGACTTGCCTGTGCCTGGGGGCCCGTTCATGACAATGACAACTGGACGCGCTCGGGCTTTGGGAGTCTCTACTGCTGCACGAAGCGCGGTCTTGATCTTGATGACAATTGGCATGATACGAGAGGAAGTGTTGTGCAGGGCGGTATCACCAAAAAATGCAGCCCTGTTGACATAGTTCTCAGCGTCGGCCACCCACTTGTTAGCCAGATCCATGAGCTGGGGCGAATCGCTGAGCTTTGAGATGTTGCTCAACAGATGCGAGGCCCGACTGGCGAGCTCATTGAACTGCTCCTTGAGGGCATAGCCAGTCATGGGTGTCAGCCTCGTACCAGTGCTGCCGTACACAGCCAGATAGAGATAGTCATAAGCTTCAGTGAAGACCCACTTAAAAAGCTTGACGGCCGCCGCCACTGTAGTGACAACGGTGAGGCCATTGCGAAGACGGTCCGCCCTCATCTTGTCGAGAACTGGGTTAGGGGCGTCCTCAAGGCCGATGACAGAGTACATGAGGCTGACAAGGCAAGACCAAAGGGACTCAACTGGAATGTCCGGATCCGAAGACCCCTGAACGACTGCTTCCTTGGTAGGTTGTACGAAAACAGACTTCAGGAGATCTCCGAAGCGAACAATGATTGGGCCAGCATAGTCGGCCAAGCTGGCAATGAGGATCTTGACAAACTCTTGCAAGTCACGCGCGGTAGCCAGGGTTGCGAACTTGATGACCCACGACATGACACGGTCCGTTGGGGTCATTTCCTTGTCCAGGCCAGCAAAGGACATTGCATTGCTCCAGGTTGAGCCAACGGTAGCTACAACACTGTAACCCGTAATGTAGTCCTTGACTTTCTTGGCTGCCCGCGTGAGGGTATTGCCCTCGGTCTCACCAGGGATCAAAGGATGTGGCTTCGTGTTCGACCCGAAACCGTGTGCGTAGTCTTTGAGGTCCATAAACTCGCGAAACGGATCGTCGTCTTTCCCGGCCTGAACCTCGCCCCTGGCATCAAGACGGAGTTTGACCTCAGCAGCCCACAGCCCAGTAGCAATGGCATAGTGGAGCTCAGCATTGCGCCTGTCCCTGGTGGATTCAGCAATAGCGATGAAAATGCCATGGTAGTGATCGCAAAAGTTGAGACCCTCGTGGAGGCCGAGCTGGTAGGCCCCTTCGCGAGCCTCATTCAGATCCCAAAGAGCCAGGTTCTCAAAAATGTCTGTAGTGCGAAGGGGCGAGTGCTCGTCAAGGTCATCCTGTGCGGCAAGCGCTGAGACGGATTCCTGCACAGACTCAACGACGCCACGGGAAAGGCGCTCAGAGAGGTGCTTGTGCATCATGGCGGCGATGTAGGAACGCTCATTCACGCCGCGGCGGTAGCACCGCTTGCGGCGCGCGTCGCGGAGATGGAGGAGCAATGCGCGGTACCGCGCCCAAATGTGGGGGTTGGGCTTGCGCGAAATCACCGGCTTCTTGACTTGATGGTACTTGTCGCCCTCATCGACGGGCGCGAAGGGGTGCGCCCGAGGAGGGGCGCGGTAGATGGAAAGGAGGGACGTATCAACGCCCTCTTCCTCAGCCTGGAAGATGTAGTCGCCATCGACGTTGTCGACATAGGCAGGGAAGTAGGTACCCTCGGGGAACTCTTCAAGGGGAGGGAGCTCGTCATCGTCAGACGACGAAACAGGGCCGTCCATGGTGCGCTCACTGCCCTCAGACTCATCCGAAGAGTTGTCTGAGTCAGTGCGGTCATCACGATAGTAACGACCAGACTTGCGGATGTGCCACTGGCCGTATGTGAGACGGTTCCAGTGGAAGTAGATGGGGAGGTGTTGGTCAGGGAGACGTTGGTGGGGGGTGGCGCGCAAAGCGTGCTGTTCAATGCCATGAAGACGACTCATGGCCCCCTGAAGGGGAGTTGCGTCTTGGAAGTCGAGAGTTGAAAGGTCGTCCCAGGCGACCGATCGGATGTTTTCACTTGTTGCCGTGAGACGGGAAGTGCGGGAGTTGGTGTTGTTGTTGTTGTTGTTGTTGTTCATCATGTTTGGCAAATCGCTATCCTCAAAGCTCGGGATGGGAGGGTAAGCACGTTGCACGGACAGACGCAGGAATGCCTGCGCTGGCTTTTCAAGGGGATGTTAGGGTACAGTCCTGCCACCTAGTTATGTGGGGGGTCGGTTCTAACAGTTGCCCGATTACTAAGCACTCCATGGTCAAAAGACTCTGTTTGCGTGGTCGGTGCTGTATCATCTCTTACCATACTGCCTTCTACCGCGATCGTATCAGAGGAACGTGATTGTTGAAGCTTTGTTACGAATGCCTGCCAGGGCAAATTTCACGCGGCATCAATCACGAATTAGCTTTTGATAGGGAAGCTTGAAAACCCAAAGTTAGAAGTTGGATGCAACGGGAGGTGAGCCCCGTGCAAAGGGCCGGTCGCGAGCTAGATTCTCTCACCTGTGTTAAAGCTCAATGCTCTCACACGATCTCATCTTGGCTAGTGATTAACAGGCCTGAGGGGGGGTGGGTTCAAATGGGCACAAGACAAAGGGAAACACCAAGGTGATCAGGAACGGCCAAACAAGTGTGAGTGCCGTACTCACACCTGAAGAAAGTAAAAAGACTACCACTTCTGGCAGCTGAAAACTTGCTATTTGCATACGGGATATACCCGT